GTTGATCCATACACAAAATCAAGGCATTATCAACGGCGTTAAAAATTCGGCTTCCGTCCGGTTCTTGGCGAAGGTTGCGAATATGTTAAAGCCGGAAGATATTACGAAAGAGCGCAAGCGCTTCACGGCGGATAACCTTTCGGCGGATAATCAATCCGGAATGGTGATCTACGATAGCAAATTCGCGGACGTAAAGCCGATCGAAAGCAAGCCGTTCACCGTGAACGCCGCGCAGATGGCGCAAATCAACGAAAATGTATTTAACTATTTCGGAACGAACGCTAAAATCATTCAGAACAGCTATACCGAAGATGAATGGAACGCTTACTACGAAGGCAAGATCGAGCCTTTCGCGATCCAGCTTTCGCTGGTTATGTCAAATATGACCTATACACAGCGGGAATTATCCTTCGGGAATGCGATTACCTTTACAGCGAACAGGCTTCAATACGCAAGCAACAATACGAAGCTGAATATCAGCACACAATTATTTGACCGTGGCTTGCTCAACCGAAACGGCGTTATGGATATTTGGAATATGTCGCACGTCGAGGGTGGGGACAAGTATTATATTCGCAAAGAATACGCGGAAGTATCAGAGTTAGGAAAGGAGGTTACATCGAATGCCAGTAGTGAAGGGGCGGGAATACCGTCAAATGTTCCAGCCGTTGATGATCCCGCAGGGGACGGAGAACAAGAGGTTTGACACGGATTTTTACGTTGAGGGCTTCGCGACAACGTTTGATAAGCCGTATGTTATGTACGAATACGGCGGGATCAAATATTGCGAAGTGATCGACCGGAACGCCCTTGTGGGCGCTGACCTGTCCGACGTGATTATGCAGTTCGACCATTCCGGAATGGTATTCGCCCGAAACAAGATGGCAAAAAACAAGCCGCCTTCCCTGCTTTTGGAACCGCAGGACAGCGGCTTATTTATTGCCGCAAATTTGAGCCTTACGGAAGAGGCGAAGCGCCTTTATGCAAGCATCGACGCGGGGCTTATTTGCAAAATGTCGTGGGCGTTCACCGTATCGGAGGACGCATATAACAAGGACACGCACACAAGAACGATCTTGAAGATCAAGAAGGTTTACGACGTTTCGGCGGTATCTTATCCGGCGAACGCCGATACCGATATTTCGGCGCGTTCCTATTTCGACGGAGTGATCGAAAGAGAACAGCAGGAGCGGCTGGAGCGCCGGAAGCAAATTCTAAAAATCAAACTTATGATGGAGGTTTAACACAATGAGAATTAAAGAAATCGAAGCGCGCCTTGCGGCTATCAAGAAAGAGATCGAAGAGCGCGGCGACGCTATGAAAGCCGAGGAAATCGACGCGCTGGAGAAGGAAACGAAGGAGCTTACCGAAGAGCGCGCCGGACTGATCGCCGCCGCAGAGAAGCGCAACGGCATTCTGGACAATATCGCAAAGGGCGCGGGCATTGTTTCCCGTACCTTCGAGCAGAAGCAGGATAACGCCGATCCGGACGATCCTTTCGGCACGCCCGAATATCGTTCCGCGTGGCTGAAAAACCTTCGCCGCCTTCCCCTTACCGATGCAGAGAAGCGCGCATACGCGAACGCCAGCGGCACGGGCGCGGAGGTTGTGCCGACACAGACCGCGAACGAGATTATCAGCAAGGTAAAGAAACTTGCGCCGATGCTGAATGAAGTTACCCTTCTGCACGTCAAAGGCGCGGTGAAGTTCGCCGTTGAGGGTACGAACAACGACGCGGCAATCCATAAGGAAAACGCGGCTATCACGGCGGCGGCTGATACCCTTACCACCGTAACGCTGACCGGATACGAGATTATCAAGCTGGTTCAGATTTCCGATACCGTTATGACAATGAGCATTGCGGCTTTTGAAAGCTGGATCGTTGATATGCTTGCAGAGGCGATCGCCCGCAAGGTTGAAGATTTCTTCATTAACGGCACGGGTTCTTCCCAGCCGAAGGGCATTGACAAGGCAAACACTTGGGGAGCGGAAAACAGCGTTACCGTAACAAAAGCTGGTTCCCTTACCGCCGCAAACGTCCAGACGCTGATCGGGCTTCTGAACGCCGGATACGACCGTAACGCAAAATTCGCTATGAGCAAGAAAACCTTGTTCACCGATTTTATGCCGTTGCAGGACAACAGCAAGAACCATATTGTAACCGTGCAGGGCAACAACTACTTTGTTTACGGCTATCCGGTTCTTCTGTCCGACTACGTAAAGGAACACGAAGCCTTCTTGGGCGACTTCAAGAAGGTATGCGCGAACCTTGCGGAAAACATTAACGTGAAGAACGCCTACGACATCGACACGAACAGCTACAAATACAGCGGTATTGCGATCTTCGATTGCACGCCCGCGATCGGTGAAGCCTTTGTGAAGCTGGCGAAAGCGGCGGAGTAATGGAGGGCTGAACGATGATGCTTGACAAGGTAAAGCTGGCTTTGCGGAAAACAGCCGCCGTATTTAACGACGAAATCGAAGATTATATCGCTTCCGGTATCGCTGATCTTCGGCTTGTCGGTATCAACGTTCCGGAAAATGCGGGATCGTCCAGCGAAACGCTGGGCGATCCCCTTTTAGACCGCGCAATTATTCTATACGCAAAATCCGAAGATAACTTCGGCGGCGAAGGAGAAAGGCACAGAAAAGCATACGATTACTTGAAATGTGCCTTGTCGCTGTCCGACGACTACACGGAAGGCGGTGGCGGCTAATGGGATGGAGAGATCAAATAACGCTGATTGCGCTTGCAGAAACTTCGGAGCGGACAAACGAACACGGCTTCCCTATAACGAAGCCGGAAACGGCGACAACGGTTTTCGCTGATAAAAAATCCGTAGGGTATTCAGAATTCTACAAAGCGGAGATGGCTGGACACGTCGCCGAAATTAAGTTTGACGTTTACGCAATGGAATATAACGGCGAAACAATCGCAGAATATCCCGTTTCGAGCGGGAAACGCTATCGCATTCTTCGGACGTACATTCACAACGACGGAGAGCTTATAGAATTGACACTTTCCAGCTTCCCCGAAGCGCAGAGCGCCGCAGAAGCGGAGAACAGCGCAGAGGAAGGAGGCGGCGGAAATGGCGGAGTTTAACGTTGTAGGACTTGACGATCTGGAAGAACGAATGCTTCAACAAGCGCAGATTGCAGAAGAAGCCGTACCGGAAATGCTTAAAGCTGGCGGCGCGGTAATGCAGGAAGCGCAAAAAGCGGAAATCCGGAAAATGTTTCGGAGCCGCAGAAGCACGGGTGATCTTGCCGCGTCGGTTATCGTATCCAAAATCAAGGAGCGGGACGACGCGAAGATAGTTGAAGTATATCCGGACGGCAAGGATCGGCACGGGGTACGCAACGCGACAAAAGGCTTTGTCCTGCAATACGGGCGAAAGAATATGCCAGCGCGACCGTGGTTCACAGCGGCGAACACAAAGGCGGCTGACGCTGTAAACGCAGAAATGCGCCGCGTATGGGAGGCGAAGCAAAATGAACGTTGATACACTTGTGAAAACAACACTTGAAAAGCTGGGTTGTCCCGTAGAACGGCTGAAATACGACGGAAAGGCAAAAACGTTTATCACGTATCAGATTGTCGTATTGCAGGACAAACACTTTTCAGACGATGAAAGCGGCGCGGAGGAATTCACGTACAGGGCGGATATTTATTCCCGCGTAGATTATATCGCCCTTATGCGGAGCGCAAAGCGAGCATTGAAGGAAGCGGGGTTCTACGGGATCACGTTTGATCCGGAAGTGTTCGAGGAAAGCACGGGTTATTATCATATTCCCGTGGAATTTAAGTATATGGAGGTATAAGAATATGGCAACAATCGGTTTGCGCGACCTTTACCGCGCACCTATTACGATTGGCGAGGACGGCGCGGAGGAATACGGCGCGCCTGTAAAGATGGCGAAGGCAATTTCGGCGGAGCTTTCCGTGGAGGTTGCAGAAGCGATCCTTTACGCTGACGACGGAGCCGACGAAGTAGTGAAGGAATTTGTATCCGGAGAATTGACGCTGAACGTCAATGACCTTCTTCCGGTTGATCTTGCCGCCCTTCTTGGGCAGAAGCAGGACGACGACAAAGTGGTTTACGGAGCGGACACCGACGAACCGCCTTATTTTGCAATCGGCTTCCGCGCAAAGAAGGCGGGCGGAACATACAAGTACATTTGGCTTTACAAGGTGAAGTTTGCGATCCCGTCCGAAAACTACACGACAAAGGGCGACAGTATCGAATTTACTACGCCGGAGATCGTCGGACAGTTTATCAAACGTTCGGACGGGTTGTGGAAGGCGGAACACGTCGCTTTGCCTACGGAGAGCGTAGCGGCGGCGTGGTTTACTACGGTAAGAGAGCCGAACAACGCGGAGGCATAACAAGAAAGGGGGTACAGCGGGGAGCCGGAAACGGCTTCCCGCTTATTGTTTTATGAGTGCAATTAAAGACGGACGCTTCCCGATCACGCTTGACAAGGAAAGACATCTTCTTTTCAGTTTGAACGTGATTGACGAAATGCAAGACAAATTCGGCGGCTTTGATCGCCTTGATACGGCGCTTTCCGGAAAGGACAGCATTAAAAACCTTCGCTGGCTTCTTACCCTGCTTTTGAACGAGGGCGCAGAGGACGGAGAAGAAGAGCTTACCGAAAAACAGGTGGGCAAGCTCATTCATACGGGCAATTTCCTTGAAGTAAAATCATCTATCTTCAAAGCGTTTTCGATGGGAAACAACGGGACGGTAGAACCGCCCGCCCGCGACGATGAAGAGGAAGAGGACGACGGAGAGGACAACGAAAACGGAAAAAACGCGGCGGCGGGCAAGGAGTAATTGACCTTGCCCGCCTTCTTTATATCGGCGTTACGCTTCTTCGGTGGAGCGAAGCCGAAGTATGGCGAATGACACCGTATAAAATTTTAACGCTTTTTAGGATACACAAACAATTCAATCCGGATCGCTTCAAGCCGGAAGAGCCGGAAGCCGATATTGACGACATATTAGGAGGGTTGTAAATGGCGAAGGAAGAACAAATCAAATCGCAAATTATTCTTGAAGGCGAAAAAGAATACCGTTCCGCCTGTAAGGGTATCAACACTTCCCTTCGCGAAATCGGTTCGGAAATGAAGCTGGCGACGGCTGAATTCGGCGACAATGCGGAAAGCATCGACGCGCTGACACGGAAACAGGATATTCTAAAAAAATCGCTTGAAGAACAGGCAAAAAAGGCGAAAGCCGCAGAAGATGCCTTGAAGAAAATGCGCGACGGCGGGATCGAACCTACAAATCCCGCATATCAGAAAATGCAAACGGCTTTGAACAACACAAAAGCCGATATGGTAAAAATTCAAAAGGAAATCGACGACACTTCCGAAAAACTGAAAAAGTCAAAGATTGATTGGGAGAGCGTCGGCGAAACCGTAGGCAAAGTGGGAAAAGCGATCGGCGCAGGGGTTGCCGCAATGGGTGCGGCAATCGGAGCGGCGGCGGGTGCATTCTTGGGGCTTGCCGAAAGTACGCGCGAAGCCCGCGAAAATATGGGCAAGCTGGAAACGGGTTTCACAACGGCGGGACATTCGGCAGAAGATGCAAAGAACACCTATACGGAGTTATACGGCATTTTAGGCGACGACGGACAGGCGACCGAAGCCGCCGCCCACCTTGCGAAACTTACGAACAACGAAAAAGAGCTTGCGACGTGGACGGATATAGCAACGGGCGTATATGCGACCTTCGGCGACAGCTTGCCTATTGAAAACTTAACCGAAGCCGCAAACGAAACCGCGAAAACGGGCGCGATTACGGGAGGGCTTGCAGATGCTTTGAATTGGGCGGGCGTTTCGGAAGATGAATTTCAAGCCAGCCTTGATAAGTGCAGTACAGAGCAAGAACGGCAAGCGCTGATTACGGAAACGCTGAACGGGCTATATTCCGACGCGGCGAAAAAATACAGAGAGGTAAACGGCGACATTATCGACGCACAGAAGGCGACGGCTTCCCTTAATAGCGCAATGGCGGAATTGGGAGCGATCGCAGAACCGATCGTTACAAAGCTGAAACAGCTTGCGGCGGATCTTCTGCAACAGATTACGCCGTTCGTCGAGCTTATCGGAAACGGCTTGGTGGGTGCGCTTACGGGTGCAGAAGGCGCGGCGCAACAGTTTATGGACGGATTGCTGGGAATGGTAACGTTTGCGATCCAAAAGCTAACCGAAATGTTACCGACCTTCATAAACTTTGCCTTTCAGATGATCGCAAATATTGCGACGGGAATAGCGCAAGCCTTGCCGACGCTTGTTCCTTCGCTGGTTCAGCTTGTAACCGATATTGTGCAAGTGCTGATCGACAATATCCCGTTGCTGATAGATGCCGCGTTACAGCTTGTTACAGGGCTGGCACAGGGTATCATAAACGCAATCCCCGTTCTTGTAGCGGCGCTTCCTACGCTGATTACAAGCCTTATTGACGGGTTGCTTTCGGCGATCCCGCAGATCATTCAAGCGGGTATCGACCTTTTGACTTCCCTTATTACCGCCCTTCCGGAAATCATAGCAACGATTGTGGCGGCTATTCCGGAGATTATAAACGGGATCATTACGGCGCTTCTTGAAAATATACCGCTTATCATTCAAGCGGGTATTGACCTTCTTGTGGCGCTGATACAGGCGCTTCCGCAGATTATAACGACGATCGTACAGGCAATCCCGCAGATTATCAGCGGGATTGTAAACGCGCTTGTGCAGAATATCCCGCAGATTATTCAAGCGGGCGTTCAGCTTTTCGTGGCGCTCATTCAGAATTTGCCGACAATCATTGTTGAAATTGTCAAAGCGGTTCCGCAAATTGTTAGCGGGATCGTATCGGCGTTCGGTTCCCTTGTCGGTGAAATGGTGAACGCAGGCGCGAACCTTCTTCACGGTTTATGGGAAGGCATTTCAAGCGCGGCTTCGTGGCTTTGGGATAAGGTAACGGGCTGGGCTTCTTCCCTTGTGGACGGGATTAAAGGCTTTTTCGGCATTCATTCCCCTTCTACCGTATTCGCCGAAATCGGTACGAATATGGGCGAAGGTGTAGGCGTGGGCTTCGGGGAAAGTATGGACGGCGTTTCGGCTGATATGACCGCCGCAATGGGCGGAGCGGGACAGCTTACAGCCGCCGAAGCGGTGCGCGCGGTGAACGACGGTATCATAGCAAATATCGAAGGGCTTTCCGGAGCCGTAAACGCGATTGTCGAGCGGGTTATAAGCGGGCTGACCGCACAGGCACAAAGACTAAATCAAGCGGGACAGGACTTCGACAGGCATATTTCTTCCGGTATGATAACCGCAATCCCGCAGATTACCGCGAAGATACCGCAGATCACGCAAAGCATTATTACCGCCTTCAACGCGCAAAATCAGAAGTTTATTGAAGCGGGCGTTACGATTGATAAGAATATCGCTTCCGGAATGGTGCAGGGTATCCCGCAGATCACAAGCAAGGTGGCGCAGATCGTACAGCCTGTTTTGACGGCGCTTCGTTCCTTCGTATCGGAATTCACGGCGGCGGGCGAAGATATGGTGCGCGGTATTTGGCAAGGCTTTCAAAATATGTCCGGTTGGCTTGAAAGCCGCGTGCGTTCGATGATGCGCGAAATTGTCGCGGCGGTTGAAGATGAAATGCAGATCGCTTCCCCGTCGAAAGTCTTTGCGGGTATCGGCGCGTATATGGCGCAGGGGATCGGCGAAGGCTTCGGGCGAGAAATGCGAGGCGTTGAAAAATCAATCCGCAAGGCAACGGACAACGCCGTTCCCGATAACGATAATCCGCGCCCGCGCAGAGGCGGCAGACCGGAAACACGTTTCGAGGTGGTGCAAAACATCTACGCAAACGAAACTTCCTACGCCCAGCAACAGCGCGAGGCGGCGCGGCAGTTTAGAATGATCGCGCGGGAGGTAATGACCTAATGAAAATACAAGAGAAATTGACCTACACAAACGAGCGGGGGGAAAGCATTGTCTTTTCCCCTGCTTCTTCTTATCACGTAAACTTCAAGGACGTTTCCGGATTGTCCGACGTTCAGAACGCTATTTATTCAACAAATAGTATGGGGCAGGACGGCGATACCTATTTAGGATACCGCATTGAAAGCCGAGATATTGACATCGTAGGACATATCAAGGAGCGGGACAAAATCGCAATACAGGACTTGCGACGTAATTTGAACAGGATACTAAATCCGCAGTATTCCGCGACGCTTACTTATGAATTGGGCGACTTCAAGCGGGTTATCGGTTGCACGATCAACAACGCGCCTATTTTCAAGCGCGGAACGATTTTCGAGCAATTCACAATCCAGCTTTCGTGCCTTAATCCGTTTTGGCGCGAACAGGCGGAAACGCGGGAGGATATAGCAACGTGGATCGGCGGCTTTGAATTCCCCGTTCCGGACGGGCTGGAGATAACGCCGGATTGGGAAATCGGCTACCGCCAGCCTTCGCTGATCGTAAACGTATTCAATTCCGGCGACGTGAAAAGCGGTATCCGGATCGAGTTTCGCGCGCTGGGTGCGCTGACAAATCCACAGCTTTTGAACGTCAATACGCAGGAGTTCATAAAAGCGAATATTTCGCTTGAAGCGGGCGACGTGCTGACCGTATCGACGGGGTACGGCGAAAAATCCGTGAAACTGTTAAGCGGCGGCGTTGAAAGCGACGCTTTCCGCTATTTGGACGTTGATAGCTCATACTTACAGCTTGCCGTGGGTGATAATCTTTTCCGATATTCGGCGGACACGAACGCGGAAAATCTCGAAGTATCTATTTATCACAATAACTTGTATTTGGGGGTGTAGCGGTATGGAATTATACGTTTATTCTTCCGATATGGTACTTCAAGGGATTGTCGAAAAGATCGCTTCGCTGATCTGGACGCGGCGTTATTGGACGTGCGGAGAATTCAAACTTCTTGTTCCTTTCACCGAAGAGCATTCCCGAATGCTTGTGAAAAACAATATCATTATGAAGCGCGGCGACGATGAAGCGGCGCAAATCCGATACGTTCATATCACGAAGAATTCGCAGGGGCTGGAGGAAATCGAGGTTCAAGGGAAATTCCTTATCGCTTGGATCGGAAAGCGGATTATCAAGAAGCAGATCATCACAAAGGACACAACGCAAAGCATTCTTTACCGCATTGTACGGGAAAACGTAACAAGCCCGACCGACAGCGCGCGGAAAATTCCGGACGTTTCAATCGCCACCGACGACAGCGACACGGGAAGCGGAACGATTGACTACACTTCGGAGCAGTACACGAACGCACAGCTTGCGGCGGAAACGGCGGCGAAGGCGGCAAAGCTGGGAATACGAATGCGGACGGACGCGAGGACAGGCGCGCACGTCTTTTCCGTCTATAAAGGGCGCGATCTTACAGCGGGCAATACCGCAGGGAATGCACCTTGTATCTTTTCGCAGGAATTCGACAACATCGTGGAACAGGAATACACGAACAGCATTGAAAACCTAAAAACAACGGCGTTCGTCGGAGGCGAAGAGAAAGAAGGCGTTGCGCGCAAGGTTGCCGAAGTGGGCGGATCGGCAGCAGGATTGACGCGCGAAGAGGTATTCATAAACGCCACCGATATAGTGCAGGAATATGAAGAGGAAGGCGGCGAAAAAGTAACGCTAACCGATCCGGAGTATTTAGCGCTTCTTGCCGCCCGAGGCGCGGAGGAATTGGAGCAGTACGCGGAAACGCTTTCGTTCGGTTCAAAGGTAAACACCTTCGCAAATCTGATCTACCGAACCGATTACGATTTAGGCGACCGCGTTACTTGCGTGAATAAGCGCTGGGGAATTCGCATTGACGTTCGCATAACGGAGATTGCGGAAACCTACCAAAACAACGTTGAAGAAATAGATATTACCTTCGGCGAGAGCTTGCCAGCGCTTTTAACGCAAATACGTCAGATTACAAAATAAAGGGGTGTAACTATGGAAAAATCGAGTTTTTTTAACAGCGTATCCGGCGACCGGAAATATAAAGCCGAAGATTGGGCTTCGTATTTCGCTTCGTTCATCGGAAACGGCGTTTTCCCTGTTCCTTCAACGGAGCTTCAAGTTGTAGCGGGAAACGGAATGCAAGTAACCGTGAAGGCGGGAAAAGCGTGGATCAATGGCTATTTCTACGACAACACAAGCGACCTTTCCTTGACGCTGGCGACGGCTGACGGCGTTTTGAACCGAATTGATCGCGTTGTCGTCCGCTGGGACTTGACGAACCGCCTTATTTCGGTAAAGGTGAAATCCTCTTCCCCGTCCGCTTCGCCTTCCGCGCCGAATATCGAGCGGGACGCGGATATTTACGAATTGGCGCTGGCTGATATTTACGTCGGAGCGGGCGTTACATCAATTACCGGATCGAGGATCACGGACAAGCGGCTGGATACGTCCGTTTGCGGCGTTGTTGCCGCCGTTGTAGAACAGATCGACACAGAAGCATTTAACGAACAGCTTGAAGCGTGGTTCGCAGAGTATCAGAGCGACAGCGCGGCGGAATACAATTCCCTTGTTACGTATATGAATTCCTTGAAATTACAGGGAGATACACAATACGACGCGCTGGAAGAGTATTTCGCGGATTTCAAGACACAGGCGCAAACCGATTTTGATACGTGGTTTGACAGCTTGCAGGACGTGCTGGACGAAAACACGGCGGGAAATCTTCTGAATATGATTACGGCGCTTTCCGCCCGCGTCGATCTGATCGAAGCCGTCGTATTCAACGATATAACCGAAAATCCGTTCCTTATCCTGTTTGACGACCTTTCCGGCGTTAATACAACGGGCGTATGGAACGAGAACTTACAGCGTATCGAATGCTAAAACGGTACGCTTGCACACGGGCGGAATTATCGTGCATTATAGGAAATCTGTTTGTCGAGCTTTCGCCGCCGTGCGAGCATTGCGGCGAAGATACTTTGACAATCACGGGAACGACCGTAACCGGAAGCAAAGCAACGCTTTTCGTTACGGCGGTTGGTTTTGATTTCGAGGGGTGCGCCGAAGATACCGTTATGATCGACCGCATACGAAAAGGACGGTGCATAAATGCAGAGGCAGGAACGAGGAAGAAAGGAACCTTCGGAATTTAACGTAATCGTGAAGTGCAAAGATTTAATCAAGCACACATTCACGATCACAAATTCGACAGAACGCTTCCCAAAGAAATACCGATTTACCCTTGTGAACAGGATACAGGATAAAGCGGTGGATATTTACGAATGCGCGCTGGAGGCGAACGAATTAAACCTTCTGGACGCGCAGGAATTCAAGGAACGGCAGAGGCTTCAAGCGAAGGCAATGACCTATTGCAAGGAGCTTCTATTTTTCATAGAGCTTTCGCACGAACAGGGCTTCATATCAACGAACAGTTGCGAATATTGGTCTAAACTTGCGCTTGACGTGAAGTATATGTTAGCCGCGTGGAAAAAGCGGGATCGTGCGAGAGGGTGAACCGTTTGGGGTACATCTTGTTACGCCTAATTCGTCGAACGCGCAGAACGTCCGCAACGTCAATTCCGATGGCACGCTGAACAACAACAACGCTTACAACGGGAACAGGGGCGTTCGCCCGCTTCGGTGGAAAATGAGATCGAGTAGGCGCAAGCCGAAAGCAGAATACCACCATCAAAGGAAGGTGTATCCCGCCGCCGCGATCCACAGCGGGGGCAAATACAGGATCGCCGATGCCAGAGCATTCCGCGCGGCGGAAGGCAAAGGCTACAAACAGCGAGGATATTTTTTATGACAGATTACGAGAAGATATATAACTTCGAGAACCTATACAGAGCCTACCGAAAGGCGCGGCAAGGCAAGAGGTGGAAAGGAGCGGCGGCAAAGTTTGAAGTAAACCTTCTTGAAGCGCTGAACCTGTTAAGCTACCAGCTCAAAACGAAAAAGTACACGCTTTCGCCGTACAACACGTTCGAGGTGTACGAGCCGAAGCGCCGCGTGGTTATGTCGAACAGCTATAAAGACAAGGTTGTTCAACATTCGCTTTGCGATAACGTGCTTGAACCGATCCTTACAAGATCGTTCATAACGGATAACTACGCTTCGCAAGTGGGCAAAGGTACGCATTACGGGTTAGACAGGCTTCAAGAATTCTTGCGGAGGTTTTACCGTAAAAACGGGATTGACGGGTGGATATTGAAGGGTGATATATCAAAATACTTCTATTCCATTAGGCACGACGTGTTAAAAACCTTAATCCGCAGGAAGATAACCGATCCGGACGTTTTGTCGCTTGTCGAAATGATAATCGACAGCACAGAAGGGAACGTCGGAATTCCGATCGGCAATCAATCTTCACAGCTTTTCGCCCTTCTTTACCTCAATAATTTAGATCACTTCATCAAGGAAAAGCTTGGCATTAAATACTACGGAAGATATATGGACGATTTCTTCTTGATACACGAAGATAAAGCCTATTTGCAGTATTGCCGCGCGGAGATCGAAAAACACGTTGCCGCGATCGGCTTGTCCTTGAACAACAAAACGAACATTTACCCGCTTCGGAACGGGGTGGATTTCTTGGGATTTCACACTTACTTGACCGAAACGGGCGCGGTAATCCGGAAGGTGCGCCGCAGAAGCAAGAACAATATGAAGCGCAAATTGAAGAAAATGCGCGGACTTGTGGAGCGGGGCAAAATCATAACGGCGACCGTCGAACAATCTTACAAAAGCTGGTGGGGACACGCCGCAAAGGGAAATTGTTATCACTTGATCCGGCGAACGGATCACTATTACAACAGGCTTTTCAATTCAAAGGAGGCGGAAAAATGTCAAAAGCATTAAGTTCCCTTGCCGTGGGAACAAAAATCGAAGTTCCGGTTCTTCCGGCGTATCAATCGCGCTTCGGTGCGAAGATCGTATTCAAGATTGCGGACAAGAACCATAGCGGGTATCCGGCGAATTCCGTTACGCTGATCGCCGAAAAGATTATCCAGCTTATGTGTTCGGACGCAAAGGAACCGAGCAACAGCAACAGCGACCGGAAGAATTACGGCAACAACAGGCATATTCATTCAAACATTTTGCAATGGCTGAACAGCAACGCGGCGGCGGGCAAATGGTACAGCGCAAAGCACGGACAGGACGCGCCGCCGACGAATGCGAACGTATGGGACAACTACAACGAATACGACGCTTGGGCGGGCTTCCTTGCTATGCTTGATCCGAAATTCGTTGCGGAGCTTATGAACACAACGCTTACCGTCGTAAAATCTTCGACGGACGGCGGAAGTTATGAAACCTTCACGGCGAAAATGTTTCTTGCATCTACCACCGAAGTGGGGCTTGCAAACGAAAACGGGATCGCAGAAGGCACACGCCTTGCCCTATTCAGCAACGACGCTTCCCGCGTCGCCTATCCTACGCCGGAATGCGTAAGCAATTCGGAATACACAAACAGCAATTTTACAACTTCAAAGGGCTGGTATTGGTGGCTTCGCACGCCTTATTCGTCGAACGCGCAGTACGTCCGCAACGTCTATTCCGATGGCACGCTGGGCAACGACAGCGCTTACAACGGGAACAGGGGCGTTCGCCCGCTTTGTAATCTGAAATCTTCAATCTTGGTATCTGACAATCCGAATTCAAGCGGGAATTATGAAATCATCTACAACGCCGCGCCTTCCGCGCCACCCAGCATTACAGCGCCGAAACAATGTTACAGCGGGCAGAATATCGAAATTTCTTGCGCGGCGGCGACCGATCCGGACGGCGATGCGCTGACCTATGTTTTCGAGCGGAGCGCAAACAGCGGATCGTGGACACAGGTTCAGAGTTCCGCCGCGCGCACATTTTCGGAAATGGTATCGACGGCGTGGAACACCCTGCAATACCGCGTGAAGGCGGTTGACACGGCGGGCAATTCTTCCGCGTACACGACAAGCGGAGCGATCGCGGTAATTCACAATCAGCCGCCCGTTATCAGCGGGCAGAACGCTGATCTTGGCGTGAAGCGAGAGGATTTCACCTATGAATATAGCGTTACTGATCCGGATAAGGACGTTGTAAACGTTGTAGAAAAGATCGACGGAAGCACGTTCAACACGCGAAATAATATCGCGCTGGGCGCAACGCTTACCCTTTCCGTAAGCGGGAACACGTTTACGGGATTGACAAACGCCCAGCACACGATCGAGATTGTCGCGACCGATAGCGCCGGAAACAGCGCAACGCGAACACTCACGTTCACAAAGGCGATCAACAGCTTTGTAATTTCCCTTTCGGAGCCGCTGGAGGCAAACAGACAGCCGACGCGGTGCAATATCAAAGTAAACAGGGATATTCCGGCGGGCGGCACGTTTAAGGTTGAAGCGTGCAACAATCCTTACGACGTAGCGCCTATTTGGGAGGATTGCACAAACGCAGTTATCGCAGGACTGGCGCACGTGTTCAAGAACAAAACCAACACGGCGGTTCAATTTGGCTTGAATATCCGCGTAACCGTGGAGCGCGGCGACGCGCTGACCGCGTGCTGGGTATCGGGGATCGGAGGTAATTTTGAATGAGCGTGAAACATAACAAAGACGGCGGCGGAAACGCGGAAATCAAGAAGGAATTGCAGGAAGTAAAGAAAGAAACACAAGAGGTAAAGACAGCGGGCGAAAGTACCGCCGCCCTTCTTGCGTTGTCGTTCAAGGCGCAGATCGCACAGGATCGCGCGGCAAAAACGAACATCATTTCCGACGCTATGATCCTGCAATCGGCGGAGGTTATCGAATATCCGGAATACGAGGACGCGCACGCCTATAACACTGTGGGCGAAATCATCAAGTATAACGGGAGATATTACGAGATTATCGCCGCGCACACGTCGAACGCCGTTTCCTATCCCGTTGAAACGACCTTCGCTTATTACCGCCTTGTGGAGCTTACACACACGGGAACGATTGACGATCCGATCCCCTATCCGGAAACGGCGGGGATCGTCGTAAACGTCCAGAACGGGAAATATTACAGCTACAAAGGAAAAGTCTATCTTGCAAAAGCGGATATGCCAAATTGCGTGTATCCGCCCGATACGCCTTCCTTGTGGCAATGGGAAGAAGTAACAGGAAGGGAGACATAACCAATGGAAGGAGGAATTTTAACCGTACTTTCCGTAATTAGCACGGTTTGCGCTATTGTATTCGGCTATGTCGCATTCGTCCGAAATCGAGATCAAGACAAAACGAAGGAAGCGAAAAGCGACGCAACGATCCTTACGGAGTTGGGATACATCAAAGGCGGTATCGACGACGTGAAAGCGGAACAGCGAGAACAGCGAAAGACAAATACGGATTTCGTAGGAAGGCTTGTTTCGGTTGAAGCGTCGGCAAAACAGGCGCATAAGCGACTTGACCATATCGAACAACAAATTGATAACAAATGAAAAAGAGCGGGAACGGTTTATAAATGAGCCGTTCCCGCCTTTGCAATTAGGAGGTATCAAGAATGAGCAACAGTACGCTGGCGAGCTATACAAGGATCACGAAAAATAGAACAAGCCCGCGAAATCATAAAAAAGACACGATCACAATTCATTGCTACGTCGGACAGGTTACAGCGAAGCAGGGTTGCGACTACTTCGCAACTACCGATCGGGAATGTTCCGCGAATTACGTTGTCGGGAAGGACGGTTCGATCGGAATTTCCGTTGAAGAAAAGGATCGTTCGTGGTGCAGTTCAAACGAAGCAAACGACCAAAGAGCCATTACGATTGAAGTGGCAAGCGACACAAAACACCCTTACGCCGTTACCGATAAGGCATACGCCGCGCTTCTTGATCTTGTAACGGATATTTGCCGTAGAAACGGGATCAAAAAGCTGGTATGGAGTACAAAGAAAAGCGACCGCGTAAACCACAAGAACGGTTGCAATATGACGGTTCACAGGGACTACGCAAATAAGGATTGCCCTGGCGATTACCTGTATAACAGGCACGGCGCGATCGCGGCGGAGGTAAATAAGAGGCTGGGCGCTTCGGCGGCGGAGCCGGAAAAGCCTTCGACCGGATCGGGCGCGCTTTACAAGGTGCAGACAGGCGCGTTCAAGCAGAAATCAAACGCACAGGCGCTGGAAAAGAAATTGAAGGCGGCGGGCTTCGATACCTACGTCGTGAATACGGGCGGCTATTACAAAGTACAGGTGGGAGCATTCAGCAAGAAGGAGAACGCCGAAGCAATGCTTGCAAAGCTGAAAGCGGCGGGATATTCCGACGCATTTATCACGACCGGAAGCGGCGGGACGGCGGCGGCTTCCGTGAAGGCAGGAAGCAAGGTTCGCTTGAAGCAGGGCGCGAAAACCTACGACGGGAAAAGCCTTGCTTCCTTCGTGTATAACCGCAATCACATTGTAAAGGAAATCAGCGGAGATCGTGCCGTCATTACCTACGGCGGCGTAGTTGTCGCGGCGGTGAAGCTGTCCGATCTGACGCTTGTTTAATACACGGGATTGCACGCGCGCGTTTTTGAATTGCACGCCGTGCGATCATGTGCGATAGGAAGGGGGAAATATGAAGCTGAAATCAAGACGCGGAAAGCGTCAAAAGAAATTCCTTGCGAATGAACGCTTCGCAACAAAAACGATCGTCGCAATCGGCGTTACAACGGCAATCTTCATTGTGGCGCAGTATGTTTCTTTTCTCATTACGGGAATGGAGCAAACGACGCTTATTCAATATTACTTTTCCGCCGTTGTGATCGAGTGCGGCGCGCTGATGCTGAAACGTGTTTCGGAAGTGATCGTCGCAAGGATCAAGAAAAAAGAGCAAATCGAACCGGAAACGGATACAGACGAAAGCGAGGTTTTATAAATGATTGATCTTACTCCCATTATGGAAGCTATTATCGCCCTTGTCGTAGCGGTGATTACCGCATTCGTGATCCCGTGGCTGAAAGGGAAAATCGACGCAGACAAGCTGGAACAAATCAAATTGTGGGTTACGGTTGCCGTAGAAGCCGCTGAACAGCTTTACATCGGAACCGGACGCGGCGAAGAGAAAAAAGCCTACGTTGTGAAGTTCCTGCAAGAAAAAGGATTTACGCTTGATCCAGACAGCTTGGACAAGTTGATCGAAGCCGCCGTTTTCAATTTGCCGGATTATATCGGGCTGATTGAAACCGAAGGCGAAACGGATACAGAATAACACCGACAGCGCCGCCCGCGTTCCCCTTTCCGCGTTGCGGCTTTCGGCGGCGGGAATTATCCCGCCGAATACAAAAATTCCCCGTGAGGGCTTAACCGCCTTCACGGGGCTTTTTTTGTTGGTGATTTAGGGCTTTCGGAAACGGATAATAATTTCAGCGCCGTAAATGTCGTTTGCACCGCAATATGCTTCGATATGCGTTACACCGTCGCAACGCGCGAAATTTTCTTCAATGAATTGGACGTGTTCGGCGGGAACGTATCCAGCTTTTTGACCGTTTAAGATTACAGCAAAAGCGGGCTTGCCTTCGTATTCGCCGCGTTCAAGGACAACTTCGGCTTCGTTTTTGTCGAAGGGTTCGTCCTTCCAATACAAGCGGCGAATAATCGTTTGACGGCTTTTCCTGCCGTCCTTAAAAGTAACGCCAGCGATCTTTGTACGTAAAAATTCGTACGAACTATCCTGCTGGGCTTCGAGATTTCCGGAACATTCGGACGGCGCAATTTCATCATTTAGGGCAACGGGTGCTTCTTCATTTTCCGTATCTTTTTTTGCAAGTTCGGCGGCTTGCGTCCTTTTCATCGTAACGTATCCGAAAACACCCAGCGCGGCGGCTATGGCGATCCCGCAAACGCCTTCAATAATACTGCCTTGACCGAAAAACGGAACAGAGCAAAAGAGGAATAGCGCCGCGACGATCCACAAAATGATCGGCTTCTTCATTGTGAATACCTCCTTTGAATTGTAAACTTTCAAGGCAGAATTCACCCATTCTTACCTTTAACACAATTATACGCTTCTCGTGCGCTAAAATCAAGAATAAAGCGGAATATTAGCACACGGAAACGGAAAATTTACAAATGAAGGGAGGCGGCGTGCCTTTGTGAAGATATACGATTACAACGGAAAGAAAAATGTTTGCGGCGACCGATTACGGGAAGCGCGAGTTGTCCAGCGGCTACGGCAAGAAGATTTAGCCGCAAAAATACAGACAATGGGCGTTAATATGGAGCGGGACAGCATAAGCCGAATTGAGATCGGAACGCGCTTCGTTTCAGATTTTGAATTGAAGGTATTTGCGAAAGTGTTGGGCGTTTCGGTTGATTGGCTTTTAGGTAATGACGAATAACAGCGGCGGGGCAATTCCCGCCGCTGTTGCTTTTTGCGATTTTTTCTTGTTTGATACCCGAAAAAACATTGACATATACGCACGTATATATTATAATAAAAGCAGAATTTAAAATTTTACAATCGTCTTATAATTCAAACGGAGGAAATAACAGTGGGAAAAGATTATTCGGCACAAGAAAAACACATTCGGAAGCATTACGCGCGCTTCCCGCTCGATCTTCGTCCGGAGGTGCTGGAAGAATTCAAGAAGGTTTGTAAAGAAAACGGGACTACGCCGACAACCGAAATTAAAAAATTCATTGCTTCGTATTGCGAAGCGGCGCGGGCAAAGTAGCGCGGAGGGCGGCAGGATATGCCGCCCTTTTTCTTTCGTAGGAAGGAGGAACAAAAATGCACAAGCACTTAACGTGGACAGATCGCCTTAAAATCGAAAAAGCGTTGAAAGAGGGCTTGAAGCCCTGCAAGATCGCTGACCGTCTGCACGTCCATAACACAACTATATACAGAGAAATCAAGCGAGGAACCTATACGCATTTGAATTCCGACTTAACGACGGAAGAACGCTATTCGCCGGAAATCGCACAACAACGCTATGAAGAAAACCTAAAAGCGAAAGGCGGCGACTTGAAGATCGGGAATGATTACGAATTAGCCGCCTTTATCGAAAAGAAAATCGGCGAAGAAGGTTATTCCCCCGCCGCCGTTGTCGGAGAAATTAAACGGCTGGGGCTGACCTTCAAAACAGAGATCAGCGAAAAGACGATTTATAATTACATAGACAAAGGAATATTTTACGGGATCAGCCGCGAGAATTTGCCGGAAAAAGGAAAACGCAAAAGGAAGTACGACAAGGTGGATCGCAAAAAATCCGCCCGCACGTCGGCGGGCGAAAGCATAGAAAGACGCGATCCGGAGATCGGAGAGCGAAAAACCTTCGGGCATTGGGAAGGCGATTGCGTATGCGGAAAGAAAAAGACAAAGGAAGCCTTGTTTGTGCTTTCGGAACGGTTGACACGGCAAGAAATCATTATGAAGATACCGGATCAGACTTCCGCAAGCATTGTGGCGGCGTTGAACAAGCTGGAACGGCGTTACGGGAAACGATTTTCGAGGATATTCAAAAGCATTACGTTTGACAATGGATCAGAATTCGCAGACTGCGCCGGAATTGAACGTTCTGTTTACGGGAAGGATCGGAAGCGCACGAAGGCTTACTATTGCCACCCTTACAGCGCATTCGAGAGAGGAACGAATGAGAATATAAACAAAATGATACGGCGGTTCCTTCCAAAAGGAACGGACTTCCGGAAAGTAACCGCCGCATATATTCGGCGCGTCGAAGCTTGGATCAATAATTATCCCCGCGAAATTTTAGGATATGCGACTTCAAACGACTTGTTCACCGTCCATATTGCCGCCGCGTAA